TATCGGGTGCGCACCTCGAAGTTTGGCAACGGCTACGCGCAGAACGTCGGCGACGGCCCGAACAACAAAGAGGACTCCTACCCGGTTACCTGCGTCGGCCAAAAGGCCAAGGTGCAGCAGATCATGGCGTTCCTCGACAGGCACGCCGGGGCAAAGGCGTTTCTCTGGACAACGCCGCTCGGCGAACTCGGTCTGTTCACCTGCAAAAATCCCGCTCCCACACCAATGGGCGGCGGGGTCTTCAAACTCACTGCCACGTTCGAGCGGGCATTCCAACCATAAGGGGCAATCATGCCGCTGATCAGTGACATTCAGGTGCTTGAACCTGGCAGCGAAGTGCTGCTCTTTGAATTGGACGGCACAGACTACGGTGCGGACGTTTTGCGCTTCCACGGGCACGCCATCCCGCACACGGCGGCCGAGCTGATCGCCGCCGGCGACAATGCTGATCAGCTGCCGGCTAAGGCCATCTACTGGCAGGGTAACGAGTACAGCGCCTGGCCGATGCAGATCGATGGCATCGAGGCGAATGGCGACGGCACAGCGGTTCGGCCCACACTTTCGGTCGGCAACGTCAACGGGCGCATCACCGCGCTCTGTCTGGCGTTCGAGGATCTGCTCGAGTTCAAGTTAACGATGCGTCACACGCTCGGCACCTACCTGGACCCGGCGAACTTCCCGGGCGGCAACCCGACGGCAGACCCAACCCAAGAGACGATCGAGGTCTGGTACATCGACCAGAAGACGAACGAGGACGGGGAAAACGTCAGTTGGGAGTTGGCCAGCCCGGGCGACGTCGGCAACGAGTCGATTGGGCGGCAGGCCACGACGCTGTGCCACTGGTGCCTCACCGGTGGCTACCGAGGGCCGAACTGCGGCTACACCGGGCCGTACGTGACCAAGGACGGAATCGTTACCGATAACCCCGAGCTGGACGAGTGCGACGCCACATTGGGCAAGGGCTGCATCCCGCGTTTCGGCGAGGGCAATCCGCTGCCTTTCGGCGGCTTCCCGGCCGTTTCGCTGATCGCACGGAGCTGATATGCGCAAACACATTTTGAATGCGATCCGGGTGCACGCGGCGGCGGAGCATCCGAAAGAATGTTGCGGTCTTTTGCTGGCGGTGGGTCGAAAGCAGCAGTACTACCCGTGTCGCAACGTCTCTACCGAGCCGAACGAGGAATTTCGAATCGACCCGGAGGAGTACGCCCAAGCCGAAGACATCGGCGAAGTAATCGGCGTAGTTCATTCGCATCCGGACGCCACCAGCCGGCCTTCGCCGCGCGATCTCGCTATGTGCGAAGCGACTGCATTGCCCTGGCACATCCTGAGCTGGCCCGAAGGCGATCTTCGAACGCTCATACCGTCCGGCGAGGTGCCGCTGCTGAAACGGCCCTTCGTGCACGGCGCCTGGGACTGCTGGCAGGTCTGCGCGGACTGGTACAAGCGCGAGTGGGGGCTGGAATTCGAAGCCTTCAAACGCGCCGATGGCTGGTGGGAGAACAAGGAAAACACCAGCCTATACGAGGCGAACTACGAGGGTGCTGGGTTCTACCGCGTCGACCAGCCGCAGCGCGGCGACATGATCGTCATGGAAGTAGGGCGGACGGTTTATCCGAACCACGCAGGGATCTTCCTCGGCGCCGATCCGGCACTGCCCGGCGAGGATGCCGCGACGTTCGGTCCCGGCCCGTTCCTCCTGCACCACCTGTATGGTAGGCCATCCGAGGTCATCGTATTCGGTGGTCCTTGGCTCGAACGCATGCGATTGATTCTGAGGTTGAAAAGGTCGCATAAATCAATGAGTTAAGTTTTTTGAGAAAGTTTGAATGTGTGATATTACTTTTGTGAATTTAGAGATAATATAGTTTTTTTTACCTCCCGAGAGCGCTATGGCTGGTGCACCAAAAACAAATGCCGACGATGTTATAGATCGAATCAATGCTATCGGACGTGATGTTGCTGAGAAAGATGAACTTAATATTTTTGCGTGGAACGGAATTGTTAGGGATCTAAAAAAGCTCGAAAGTGTACCCGGCTTGGGCGAGACAGCATTGTTGCACCAAGCTGTAATGTGGGGTATGAAACTTGATCGGAGCAAGGTTAAATCTTTGTTCGCTGAAAGTGCCGCCAGATTTGGCAAGACTCAAAGCTGGTATATTATCAGGTCGAATTATGCCACTTTGTTCGGTGATGCATCGATGGTTGTGGATCTGATTGATTTTGGTATCGGTAATCGTGGTGCGGCTTTTGTTGCGAAAGCCATTGATGTTCTCGTTTCGTCAGGATTTTATATAGCGGCTTGGGGCTTTCTGCTAGATTTGCGTAAGCTTGATGCTAAATCTGCGGAATTAATTGATGCTCGTTACCCTTTTCTAGGATTCGCTTCGGATTATATTTCTAAGAGCGGATTGAGTGACTTAGAAGTATCTCGGCGTGTGTTGTTGTCTGCAAAGGTTGTTGTGGATGCTGGATTCAGGCTCCGAAAGTTTTCTATCTCTGCTGGGAGTTACGGGGTTTCTGTAGAACTCTCAGTTGCCGCAGACCTTGACCGTCTGGTAGACCTGAATTTCGCCATTTCAGATGCAATAGCAAGTTCATTTGAAAATTTGATATCTGAGTATGTTACAACAGGAGTTGTACCTTGGGAGGCGGGGGTCGATTATGCCAGTTAATCATGCGGATTTTTATGACTCAGCACTCACTTTTGTAGAGGGTGAAGCGAGTAATGATTCCGAAATCTGTTACCGCAATTCGGGCAGTAGAGCATATTATGCCTTGTATCATAGGGCAAAGGCCTATCTCGAACTTAAAGGTGAAAAAATTCTCAAGGTTGAATCTGCTGGTAGTCACGAAGCTTTGGTATCTACCTTTGCACGGCGCGGTTTTAAGTCAAAAAGTTTTGCAGAAAGTTTAGCCCGTCTGAAGCGCTTTAGGCATGAGTGTGATTATAATCTTGGGGTGACCATAACTCGTCCAAGATTGGATCTTTATTTGGCTGAAACGGGGCGTTTGATTGATATGGTCGATCGCTTAGAATGACGTTGGAGCCCTAAGGCAGGAACGATGGCTCTGAATAGTTACTGGCTGCTAGTCGCCACAGTAAATATAGGAATTACTTGATGAGGTTTTTCTTTGGAGTGCCGGTGGTGGCGCTGTTGGCGGGTTGTGCATCTTCAGCTATTCCGGTTAGCCAGGCTGATCCGGTACCGCGTGATGAGCTGTACGCGTTTCAGACCAAACCAGCTGGCGAAAGCGGCAAGTTAACGGTCGTAAGGGACTCGGGAATGGTTGGGTCTGGTTGTGACATCGTCGTGTATGTCGATGGCCGGAAGGCCGCGAAATTCGGCACCGGTCAGCGCGCTTCCTTTTACCTGCCGCCGGGAAATCCAAGCATCGGAGCAGGTCTCGCCGGCTCTGGGCTCTGTGGCGGGGCAGCCATCCGTACGATCTCTGCCAACGTGCGGAGCGGCAAGGAAAGCCTCTACCGGATCAGTGGGGACATGAGCGGCTTTTTCATCGGCCCTTACGTTGATTACCAATAATTGAATTTTCAATCAGCCGCCTTCGGGCGGTTTTTTTATGTCTGGAGAAAGCTATGCAGTCGACCGTTGCTCACTATCAGCCGATGACCACGATCAGGCTGTCCGGGTCGCTTGCGGCCAAGTTTGGCAGGATTCATCGTCGCGTTTTGGATTCAGGTCAGGCCTGGGAGGCGTTCAGGGCGTTGAAGGCAACGCTTGATGGATTCAAGGAGGAGATTCAGCGCCTTGATCGGCTGGGCATGCGCTTCGCCGTGTTTCGCAATCGAAAAAACGTTGGCGAAGCGGAATTTGGTCTGGGTGGCGCAACCGACATTCGTATTGTGCCGGTTATCCACGGAAGCAAGAAGGCTGGGTTGATTCAGACCATTGTCGGTGCTGTTCTGATCGTTGCCGGTACGTTTCTTTCGACCACGCCATTTGGTGCGCCACTGATTGGCGCGGGTATCGGCCTTGTCGCTGGTGGCGTGATCCAGATGCTCAGCCCCCAAGCCTCGGGCTTGAAGCAAAGCGCATCACCTGAAAACGCTCCGTCCTATGCCTTCGGCAGCGCCAAGAACACTACAGCCAGCGGCAACCCGGTGCCGATCTGCATCGGAGAGCGCCGGTGGGGTGGAATGATCATCTCGGCCTCGATCCTGGCTGAAGACAAAGTGTAAGCAGGACAGCAACACACCAACCGCCCGCGAGGCGGTTTTTTTATGCCTGGAGGAAAGCATGGGCGCAGCGCAACAGATCGA